TTTAATTAAATAATAACTTCACAGCTACATTGACTGAGAATACTACCTTTAGTAATCCAACTAATGTAGTTGCTGGTCAAGCTGGTAGGATAGCTATTACTCAAGGTGCTAGTTCTTATACCGTAGCATACGGAAGTTACTTCTTATTCCCCGGTGGAGTTACTCCTACGATTAGTACTGCTGCTGGAGCATTGGATGTACTATATTATGATGTTATTGATTCAACTCATATAGCATGTAATATAGTACAAGCGTTTGCAACATAATGTTTGGATATAATTATGGAGTAGGTTTACTTGCTGCAAAGAATAATCCTGTAGCAAGTAATACTTTATCATTACTTCATATGCAGGGAACTAATGGTGGAGCATCTTTTCCAGATGCTAATACAGCAAGGACATGGGCTCCAACGAGTTTAACTACATCAACTACTGAGCATAATTTTGGGACAGCTTCTGCTGATTTTAATGGTAGTACTTCTGAATTAGTTTCTAATCAAAATATTGATCTTAGTACAACTAACTGGACTATGGAATGCTTTGTATATTTATTAAGTACAGGCTCCATGACTGTAGTAGATACAGGATCATGTGAATTTTTTCTAAGTACTACTACAGTTATCTTTACTGAGATTGGTGGGGGTTCACAAATAGCCGCCTGTTCTGCTACTATACTTGAAAATACGTGGACACATATAGCAGTAGTTAAGACAGGTACAGATACTATAAAATTCTTTGTAGGTGGAGTATTACAAACTAATACTTTAAATATGTCTTCTTATACTAATCCTAACGCTATTTATACAATAGGTAATGGTATTAATGGAGCCTTTAATGGATTTATAGATGAATTACGTATATCTAAGATTGCTAGATATAGTTCTACATTCACTCCGCCTTCTGCCCCATTCGTTTTAGACTAAAGGAAATACTATGACACAAGTACCTCAAATGTTTCCCCAGATAGTAGATAGGATTCTTACTGCACCTGCTATTATACCTGCTGGCGGAACTACTTCAAATGCAATTGATCTGGGATGGCATACCTTGAATGGTATTGAAGTCCCTGCTGGAATGTCGGGAACTGCTTTGACATTTCTTGGATCAATAGATAATATAACTTTTGTATCTCTAAATAATATTACAGGTAATCCTGTAACGGCTGTAATCTCATCTAGCCCATCTATGGTAGTTCTATCACCATTGGATACTTCATGCGTTAGATTTGTGAAAGTAGTTTCTAATTCTAGTGAAACTAACGGTGCAAATATGACAGCTATCGGGATTAAGATTTCTCAGACAGGTCATGATAGATGAGTTCTCTAATTTGGTGGCTTTCATTACAACAACCCTATGAAGGTGGTTCTGGTGGTGAAGATACAAATGCTTGGGAATGGTCTACAGGAAATAGTATAAATTGGTCGAGTAGTACAGAAATGGATTACTAATTGTGCCACTATCAAAAACTCCTAAGTATTCAAAACCGGGTATACCGGGGTCAAATAAAAAGAAACCAACTCCAAATTCTCTACCAGTTATTTATACAACAGATATGATTAATGCTGTTGTTGCATCTTCTGCATTTACTGCTGCTGTAAATTCAGCAGTAACAACAGCATTAGCTAATGCAATGGAATGGTAATTATAAAGGAAATATAAATGGGTACAACCATTGATGCCGCTGCTAATAAAACTCCAGTAGTAAGAACTGATAAGATTCCTCTTGGAGATACCTCTGGTGTTCCCAAATATTATACAGTACAACAGATTGAAACTGATGCACTAGCTCAGGCTACTTCTACAACCGTTGGTCTTGGAAATGTAACTAACGTTGCTCAACTGCCTATATCCTATCTAAGTACAGATGGGGCTATGACTGCTGATTCTGCAACTCTTGTTCCAGCCCAGAGTGCTGTAGTAACATATGTAGCAGCTCAGTTATCTGCATTCCTTTCTGGTCTTACATCCAAGGGTGCTGTAGTTGCTATCAGCACTGGAAATATAGCTGGCTCTTATTCCACTGGTGTATTCACAGTAATTGCTACAGGTGCTTTGACTATTGATGGAGTCTCTCCAGCAGTAGGACAATTTGTAGCACTTGTTGGACAGACTGGAACTGGTGGTACTGGAACTGTAAATGGTATTTATGTAGTAACGACTGCTGGTACAACTGGGGTATCTCCTGTTCTAACTAGAGCATCTAATTATAACACATCTGCTAATGTTGCTGCTGGAACATACTTTATTGTTTCAGGCGGTACAACTAATAAAGGAACCTTTTGGGTAAATACTACTACTGGTGCAGTTACATTAGATACAACTGCTTTAGTCTTTACTGAAGTCACAGTAGGTTCACTTGCAGCTAGTGCTTTAACAGGTACTACACTGGCATCTAATATTGTAACATCCAGTTTGACGACAGTTGGTACTCTTGCAAATCTTACTGTAACGGGAACTATAGTTGGTTCTATTAATGGTAATGCAGCAACTAGTACAACAGCTACTACTGCTGGAACTTGTACAGGTAATGCTAGTACTGTTACCACTAATGCCAATTTAACTGGTATGGTAACATCTGTTGGTAATGCTACTACAGTAGTTACCAATGCTAATCTTTCTGGTGATACTACCTCATCTGGGAATACTACTACTACTTCAAAGATCAATGGAATAATTCAAGCCGGTACAGCAGCTACAGTTACTTCTAATGCAACAACATTACCAGTAACTACTGCTATAGATGAAGTAACAAATTCATCTGCTGCAACATTAACTCTGACTCTTGCTACCTCTGGAGCAGTTAATGGACAAAAGAAAATTATACAGGTATTAGATTTCTCTGCTGTAGCGCAGACATTAACTTTTGTTAATACAGAAAATTCTACGGTATCTGTACCCACAACTTCTAATGGTTCAACTACCTTACCTATTAGTATAGCATTTCTATTTAATACTAATACTACTAAATGGCGTTGTGTTGGTGTCTCATAAAGGATATTTAAAATGCCTATTACTAAAGTCGGTATTATATATTCTAAGTCACAAAACTTAAGACGTAAAGTAATCATTCCCGAAGTAGATGATTCTGAAGTTGATATTCATAAGAACTATCTATTGCCGGGTGAAGCATGGATGGAGATACCAATGGATGTATATACTCAGTACGATCATCCAACTGATGTTGATGCTTTTGTATCTATACAATTGAATTCGGCGGAACCCATGAATGATTGGTGCCTTGTAGTAGATGCTAATAGTATTATACTAGCATGTATACCTGCTGATCCGATTATTGACGATCATCCTCTTGGTCATATAATTTGTGATGCTCCAGCAATGGTTGGAGATATGTATAACTTTGAGACAGCTTCTGTAGTTATTAATCCAGACTCTCCAGCAAGGAAATCACAATGACGTATATTGTAATAACATCTGGAACATCGTACTCACAGCCATTTTCCACTGTTAACACTACATGGTGTATTGGTGAAGGTGGTAATGGATGTAATGGTGCAATAACTGGTAATACTCCTATAGGAGGGGCTGGTGGCGGTGGTGCTGCATCATCTGGGGTAAATCAGAGTATATCTGGCTCACCTGTTGTACAAATAGGAATAGGTGGTTCTGGAACTACTACTAAATGGAACAGTGCTGCTGTAGTTGCAGACTATGGTAGAAGTACTAGTACTGCTATAGGTGGTGCAGGTGGTGCTACTGCTAATTGTGTAAATATAGGATCAGGTAGTACATCTTATGCTGGAGGGGCTGGAGGGGCTTCTTTCGCTGGTGGTTTATATGATGGATTACCTGCTGCTGGTGGCGGTGGTGCTGCTGGTTCTGTTGGTGCTGGAAAAACTGGTGGCGGGATTGTTGGAGCCGATACTACTGGCCCCGGTTGCGGGGGAGGTGGTTCAAATGGTGGATCATCTACAGTTGGTCAAAGTACAAGTGGTTCTGGTGCTGCTCTTAATGGTGGTAGTGGTACAAATGGTTCTGGTGGTGGTGTAGGGCAGGGAACCTTTGCATCTGGTAATGCTACAAATGGCGGTAATGGAACACTTGGTGGTGGAGGTGGCGGCGGAGGATATGCTTCTAGTACACTCAATGTAACAAGTGGTACAGGCGGCAATGGTGGTTCTGATACCACCATTGATGGTAGTACTACTGGCTCCGGTGGTGGAGGTGGTGGTGGAGGCGCAGTATCTATTACCAGTGTACTTGGTACAACTGGTAATGGTGGTGCTGGTGGTCTATATGGTGGTGGCGGTGGTGCTGCTGGTAATGGAAGTAAAGCAGGTAGTACTACAACTTTTGGTACTGGTGGACATGGTGGTGCTGGAGTTATTGTAGTTAACTATACTGCTGGTACGCTTCCCAGTAAAATGTTTATGGCTTTCTAATATTAGGAATTTACAATGATAACTCCACATGATGTTGGGGAACAACTACAAAGTTATATAGCTATCACTATGGGCTGGATAGATCATTATGATCTGATGCACTTTGGTGCAGCAGTACTTCTTATTGCAAGATTAATATGTGATGTTCCTCCTGCGTATCAATATCTAAAATCAAAATTTATAAAAGGTAAAAATTCATGAGTTCTGTTCTTGATTCAACTCCAGTACTTGCTATCAATCTTGCTAATCTTATTCCAGAGCAAGATGATATGCAAACGAATGGTAAGAAAAGAATTAATTCTGCTATTGCAGAACTAGCTTCTGGTACAGCTAATCCCGCTATTGCTGCTGAAACTGCAAGGGCTAAGGCTGTTGAAGCTTTGCTTATTCCGGGGCCGGGTACAGTTGTCTCTGGACACCTTGTAACCTTTAGTGGTACTACAGGTCTTGTAGTTCAAGACGGTGGTGCCGTTCCTCCTGTAGTAAGTGCAACAACTCCTACAGCAACAGCAACAGCCGTTACTACATCATACCTTGCTCTGGTAATTGGTGGGGTAACATATAACGTTGGATTGGTAACACACTCCTAATGACAAAAGCTGCTGGTACTGAAAAGGAACTTGCAGCACTGCATAAGAAATTAACTAAGTCTATGTTAGCGGCTTTGGATTCATCCAATACTGCTATATCACTCCTTGAAGAATTTCCTGATTTACCTTCTGAGGTAAAGGATTTTCTTGAGGATCATGCACAAGCTAATCCTGCATTGCTACAAGCAGTTTCTAAATTCCTAAAGGATAATGATATTACATGTCCTCAAGATGAGTCACAGGAACTAAGTTCCTTGGCTCAACGATTAAAGAATAAACGATCTGTAGGGAATGTAACTCATATTGATGAGGACTAATGGCAAAGAAGAAACCTGTTAAGTCTACTAGACATGAACAAGTAAAATTACTTCAAGAACATTATCAACACTTCGCTCCATTCCTTCATGATGTTATGACTGAATTAATGGGCTTTGAATGTTCTCCATTACAACAAGACATTGGTTTGTTCCTAAGTACTGGGCCTAAGTACAAGATGATTATGGCTCAACGTGGTCAAGCTAAGACTACCATCACAGCTATCTATGCTGTATGGAAGTTGATACATAATCCTAAGCTTAGAGTACTTATCCTATCTGCTGGTTCTGCAATGGCATCACAAATTGCTAACTGGCTTATTCAGATTATTATGATGATGCCTGAACTGGAATGTTTACGACCTGATGAAACATCACGGGATAGAACAGCCGTTACAGCATTTGATATACATCATGAATTAAAGGGACCTGAGAAGTCTCCTAGTATTTGTTGTCTCGGTATAGCTGCACACATACAAGGATATCGTGCTGACTTGCTTATACCAGATGATATTGAATCAACTAAGAACTCTCAAACTGCTATGCAGCGTGAGAGACTTAGACACTTAACTTTAGACTTCATGTCAATATGTTCAGATGGAGAAATTGTATATCTTGGAACCCCTCAAAATACCGATTCTGTTTACAACTCTCTGCCTTCACGAGGATTCACAATTCGTATATGGACGGGTAGATTCCCTACCGTATCCGAATTACCGAATTATCAGGGCTATCTTGCGCCATACCTCCATGACAAACTTACGGCTGATCCCAGTCTTCAACAAGGCGGTGGGCCGTTAGGTGATAGAGGACAGGTTACTGATCCGATACTCTTGGATGAGGCAACACTTTCTGCCAAGGAAATAGACCAAGGCAAAGCTTACTTTCAATTACAGCACATGCTTGATACAAGACTAATGGATGAGGATAGATATCCTTTGAAACTTAGATCATTAGTATTTATGGATGTGCCCAAAGATAGAGCACCGATTATTATTAATTGGACTCCTTCTGAAGATACCAGAATCTTACTTCCACAAGGATATCCTTTTCAGGATATGCTGTATAAGATTTCTGGATACGAATCTGAATTCAATGATTACTCTGGTACTCATATGTACATTGACCCTTCAGGTGGTGGAAAAAACGGAGATGAACTAGCGTATGCTGTCACAAAATTCCTAGCCGGAAAAGTATTCGTGGTAGACGTTGGTGGAATCCCCGGTGGACTTGGCGACAAACAACTCGATCATCTAACTGAGGTAGCCTTAAAATGGAAACCTCAGCAAATAGATATAGAGAAGAACTTTGGTAATGGTGCATTAGCCCAAGTATGGACTCCTAAACTTTTAAAGGTTCATAGATGTTCCATTGAAGAAGTATGGGAATCTGGTCAAAAGGAACTTCGTATAATAGATATTCTTGAGCCGATTATCGGTTCTAATCGGCTAATTATAGATCAGGGATTACTTGATAAAGACTATCAATCCTTGATGAAGTATTCTGCTGATAAGAAATTCACGTACTCTTTATTCTTTCAACTTGCTAGGATCACACGAGATGCTGGCTCATTGTTACATGACGATAGGTTAGATGCTCTAGCTGGATCATGTAGACATTGGGTACAGAATCTTGCTGTTGATGCTGGTAAGATAATGGCTAAAACCAAGATGGATAACTGGCGCAAGCTAATGTCCAATCCTCTTGGTTGCTTTAGACCTGTACCGGGATATAATACAAACAAGTATAAACAAACAAATGCTTTCGATAAATTTATGAGGCCAAATCATGACGATTAAAAGTCGGGCTATAATTGCTACGGCTGTATTCTGTGGAACATGTGTAGGAATACATCTTAATAATCCGGGCAATATAATGAATGAACCGGGACTGCATTTCATTGGGGAGAGTAAACCTTACGGTAGACGTGATACATTTATCTCTCCTGAACTTGGATACAGGGCAATGTCTATGGTACTGTTGCATTATAATACATTACCTAACTGTTGCTCACTCTCTCAAGTGATTACAAGATACGCACCACCTAATGAAAATCCTACTCGTAACTACATTAACTTTGTAGCTAAAGAGTGTGACTTCACTACATGGTCACATCTTAATCTTCAGAAAGAGAATGTGTTATTTCCTCTGGTTAAAGCAATGGCTAAATTTGAACAAGGTAAATCTTTCCACGATTCAGATGAAACAATCCTGCGTGGAGTAAGGATGGCACTACATGACTCTAGAAACTGAAGCCGGAACTGTTGCTACTGATGCAGCTTTAATGGCTAAGACTGCTGCTGCTGATACTATAAAAGTAGCTGAGGCTGTAGTCAAGACTGGTATTCTAACTAAACTAAAAACTGGTATAGTATCTGCAATTAAATTTGTACCTAATCTTTTTCTGGATGCTGGAAGTCTTCTGACTGGTTCCAGTATGCTGATTAAGGGTGGTATGATTGCTATGATAATGTTTATTCCAGTTGGAACGTACATGAAAGGCAGACACGATGCAACTAAAGCTTGTATCGCTCACGCTGCTAAGGCTCATGCAAAGAATGTAAAGGCGTATGCAAAACTTAAAAAGCATAACTCTAAGATGGGGAAGTCTTCTGTTGATTCTTCTCTCTCAAAGTGGGTGCAGTAATTACGTACAGAGTTGTTCATACGATCCGGTGATTCTACAGAAGCCTGATCTTCAATGTATGTCACTAGGAACTAAACAACAGATACTAACTATTAATAAAAATTGGGAATTAAATAATGACACTTCCAAATAATCTCTCTCTGCCAAAATTCGCTACTGAAAATTTGGTGACTCTTGCTCAACTGCAAGATTTGCAGAGTGCTGCTAACCTTCATGGCGATACACGCCAAGGTGGTTCCGGTCTTGGTAAACAAGCTGGTAAACGTGTAATGGTAGATATGGGAGCACAAACTTCTGTACTAGATGGTAACTCTCTTAACTTCCATGCGATGATTGAAGCTATTGCCCTCGGCAAAGGCCCCTCTGCTCCATGGATGAGCCTTGCATCTGCAACGACTCTTATTGCGCCTGTGAATATTAAAGACCCGGATAATACTCAAAGTACATGGACTCTGACGAATTCTGATGCTACGTACTCCAATGGGCTTCTGACTGTATCAACTGTTCACACTCTGCAATGTACACAGAACGTAACTCTTAAAGCAGGTACGTACTACCTGAATGGTTCTGCTAATACTGGTGCTGCAACGTACACCCCTCAAGTTATTGTAACGGGTGCTACAGATGGTATTGTTCTTACGTACAATCCTATCCAGCCTGTCAGTGTTGGTGACGTTGTTCAGTATCCTATTGACCAATCTCTGGCTACATTCACTCTTACTGCTCCTTCTCAAACTGTCACCTTTACGAATAACCTTTGCTTGGTTTCTAATGGTGTTGTTACTGGGGGTACTGGTGAGACTGGTTCTGCTCATATCCGGTACATACTTGAGTCAACTGGCCCTGCTGTATATCCGGTAACTGGACAACAGTAATGGCTGATTACGAAAGTGATCTGAAGGCTATTGGAAAACCTCATCCGTATCCAAATGGGTTAGATAAGGTTGCTCCAGAGGATGATGATGCAGATGATAAGAAAGATAAACTTACATCTGATACCAATACCAAGGAGTACTAAATATGGGTACTGACTATACTCCGGGAGAGACTATGGACATGAATGGCCCCGGCCCTGATAATCTTAACAATGCAAAAGTTGTTAATATTGGTGGGCCACATCCTTTTCCTAACGATCAGGATGGGCCGCGTAAAGATGGACTGCGTTCTGAAAGTCCATTACGTAACATGTTAAAAGACTCTCTCTAAAGATGAGATGGGAACCTACAGCAAGTCATGCACCACTTAATAATGGTGGTGACTTGCCCCATCATCTTGATACCAGACAGGCTATGGGTGTACCGCATCCTTATCCTAACTCTGGAGATCATGATGCTCTGGATACTGTTCAGCCTGTTAACTCAGCACCTGCTGACAATGGATACACTCCATTATCTAGTCCTAAATATTCATATCTAGAAGATACAGGAACATCTAAAACATCTTAATGGCTAATTCACTGTCCAATAGCTCAGGTTATTGGACAGTATAATATCCATTAATTAGTACATTGTATTACCGATCAGTATCATATTAAGATATTTTCAGGTATTGTACTGTACTTATTCCCGCTCAGTAACATAATTTATTACACTAACATATCTTTTGTTAGTAAGGAAACATAATATGCTAGAATTTACTTTATTGAAATGTAACTGGATACAGTACCGGAATATAGCCTGTAAAGACCTTATTGGATTATGCCGTATCCTTAAAGAGAATGGTGTACCGGATGAGGCATGGGAGATGTACCAAGGCCATAAGATATTCTCATCTGGTGCCAGTATATATAGTATAGCCTCTGTTAATGTATCAAGTAGGTTGTACGAGCCTGATTACTTATGGCCTAATGTACCAGATGATTCCTTTGACTAAACCCCATAAATATCCTATTAGCTGTACGCTAAACCCCATTAAAGCCCTTCGGGGCTACTGGGGTAGCTCTTATCTCCCAGATATGCCATAGAAGCCCTGTAATAGGCTTTAAACATGGTATTCAATATAATCAAGGACTTAGATGTATGACTGTACTGATCGGGTGTAAGTGGATGTGTTTATGGATATGGATGGTACTGATTGCGGAGATTATCGGGGCTAAGATACGCAGATGGGATTAGAAGCAAAAATAGACGCAAGAGAGATTAGAAAAAATGTATAATTTTTTGTGGGGGTGTCTAATACCTATCCGATCCTATTTTCCCCATAGCCTTTATGCAGGATCATAAATCAAGATTCTTGTCAAGAGATATTTATTTTATCTTGTTAATCATTCGTTCATGTATATCTGATATAATAACTAGATTTAATTCAAGTATAAATACTAGTATTGATTTGTGATATCTATTTTTATCCTTATT